AGGTTTATTAGATAGTCCGCAGCCCAGACTACAGAGCCGGTCTTGCCGGTGCCCTGCTCGTTGAAGCAAAAAGCCCGTTTGTGTAGGGTCAAGAAAGACGCCGTAGTTTTCTGGTGGTCAAAAGGTTTATACATTCCTCGCCAGTGATATTGCTTAAGAATTGGAGACGGAATATTTTTGATATTTAAGTTTTTTAAGACCTGCACCTCATGCATATCCCAGTTGACCAGCACTTCGTAATGGTCGTCGTAGGCTTTCATAACCTGGCTTTTAGGTATGATTTTAGTGATGCGGTCAGCGTCGCGTACCTTAAGCAGTAACGCCCGGTTGTCAATAATCTTCACAGCTCTCTCCGCTGGGTCTAGCCCAGCTATGTTTTATTTTTTACGTTCTCGCGGACTTACTTCTGAAATCATTCTGCGCTTGGAATCTCGATCAAAGGATCTGTTTACAGAATCCTCTACAACTTTTGTTTTGCTTTTAATACCACCTTTAGATATAGCGGTGGTGTGATGCACATCCTTGCCATCATTTTTTTTAGCTTCACCATCTCGAATAGCTTGGCGTCTAGCCTTATTGCGAGCAGCACGGTTTTTCTTTTGCTCCTCGGAATTGTGATAAGTTTCGTATTCGCGTTTATAGTTTCGTGGCATTTAATTTCTCCCATTATGTGAGCAACTAAGCACTGGACACCATTTCCTGCAAGTGAAGTTGCGTTTAGGGTTCCAAACATCCGATTCTACTGCTTCCTCGAGTTGCCGCACAATAGGTATAAACGGCTCAAAGTAGGCGTTCCGCTGGGTAAACTCATACTCTTCCGTAACAAAATCTTTGGCTACTACAAACAAAAGCCCTGCTTTTATTTTCTGGACATATGGAAAGTGCACAAACGTTGCAGCCGCTAGTAATCTAAGCTGTTTCATGTCAGCGTATTGCGAACTCTTGCCAGTCTTATAGTCCACTAGTCTGGCTTCTTTGTCTTCTTTATTGACGATCAACAGGTCCGCAACCCCCCGGTACCAGGCGGTTTTATCGGAAAAGTTTGTGATGCTGTAGCCATCTGGATGTTTCTTTACGCCCATCTGATACTCGCAGTATTTACTACCCTTGATTCTTAACAGCTTATCCAGCATAGGGGCCATGTATGCGTACTTCTCGGGAATAGGTTTACCGTCTCGGATAAATTCTTCCGCTGCAAGGTGGACCTCTTTCCCATAGATGATCGCATCTGATTCTGGTTCTGTAACATCTCTAGCTATCTTGATGTGGTAGTACTTTTTAGGGCACTGATCAAAAAGCGTTAAGGAAGAGTATGACCACGGCAGGACTTTAGGCATCGATATGGCTCTTTATAGCAACACGCATCATGCGTAATTCTACAATGGCCTCGTTTGTTTTTGAAGCAGCTTCCACATACTTATGCTTTAAAAGTAAATCATGGACTTCTTTCATTATCTTTTTTGTCGCCAGCTCATGCACGGAGTAATCAAGTAGAACCGTAGTTTTCACCATATCCAACCTTACAATTTAAAGGTAACCCCTGGGCCCACTCTGGCACCCAGCGCATACATTCTTCAACATACGCCTTGGCTTTGTTCTTCTCAGCCTTTGGCGCAATACAAGCAACCGCATCGTGCACTGTCAGCACGACCTTATACCGTTTGGCAATCATAACCATCTGCTCACCGATGACGCATCGGGCCAAACCCTGACAGATATTTTCTGTAAGCTTGCCACCGTAAATTTTATTTACCCCTTTGCGCGAGTCATAAACAAACTCTTCTTTACCCTCTTCGTTTGTAACTTTACGCAGCTTAGGGTACCGCTGATATAACCCGTTAGGCATCAAGATACCATCTACACCGCTAACGGCTACGCAGCCATTTCCATACGGCACGGCCTGATTAAACGCCATCGCTTCAATCGCTGCTTGCCCTTGGTTCCAAAGCTCTGGAATCAGCGAATAGGTTCTACGGTAGACTCCAATAATGTGCGAAGCTTCTTGTTCCGAAATCTGTACATTAAAGCTTTTAAGTTGCGTCTGGAATTTTTTTGCACCCATTCCATAGCCAGAACCAAGGATCGTTGTTTTACCAACGAAACGCTCTTCCTCCGTAATTTCGGCGCTTGCCTTCGAATAAATAGCCGACGCCATGATTTTGTATACATCATCGCCATTTCTAAATGCCTCCGTTAAATCGTTCTGCCCAGCCAACCACGCCAACACCCGGGCCTCGATCTGCGCTGAGTCTGAATCAATAATTACAAACCCCTTGGGGGCCATGATTGACCGCTTAAGCTTGCCTGCGTTAGCCCCCCGGCTGGGTAGATTTTGCAGATTAATCTTGTCGGTCCCACCCCAGCGTCCAGTGTGGGCTGCGTAATACTGCAGCGGCACCGGCATCGAACCCCGCTTGGCGATTGCTATAAACCGCTCAGTCCTGGTTTCCTCAAGCGTGCTTTTGTTACCCAGTCTAGCTGCGACCAGGGCCTGCACCCGCTCATCTGAGTGTTCAGCCAAAGCTTTAAACTCCTCATCACTTTTAGCCATAGCTAGCGTTTCTTTGCCAGTTGTAGGGCTAATCTTGGTGGGTGGCTCCACCCCCAAATTTTTAAGCAGTTCAGCAAACTTCTGGTTGCTCATCAACGACTCGCGGTCTTGCTGGACAGACTGCAGCAGCTTTTCTTTGCGGTCTTTTACCTCACCCAGGTGAGTCTCGAGCAGCGGCAGATCTAACTGCAGCACGGGCTCGGAGAACATCTTGATGGTGATGTCAATTAACTTTAACTCTGGCTTTTGAAACTTTTGGATTAGTTTTTTCAGCAGAGCATAAGTTAGCTCTACATCATTACGGCAATAATTCCCATAAAGATAAAGGCCATGAGGATCAAAGTCCACACGGCGTTTTCCCAAAGCGTTAACGACTTCATCTCCTTTTTCTCCAAGCTCGTAGTATTTAGCCAAAGACGCAAGAGCACTACTGATTTCCAAACCGTGAAGCGCACGACCCATGCTAAGTGTGTCAAGCCAAGCCATAGGAAAGATGCCAAAATTCCAAGTAAGAATAGCAGCGTCAAACATAGCATTGTGGGCAACCACAAAACTACTGCCCCAATTAAACTCATCCAAGAAGGACTTTGTTTCCTCATGGGTTCCGCTAAACCACTCTGTCTCATTGTCATCTACCTTTACGGCTACACCTATAACCTCAAAGCGATCATCACGAATATATTCTTCTGTGGTCAACTTTGATAACGAAAAGTCTTTGTCGTAATAGGTTTCAAAATCAATTGTAATAATCATCGATTAATTAAACCCCACAGGCAAACTAATAAAAATAAAAACTGCAGAAAATAAATCATTTATTTGTTGCCCTTCTTTTCTTTATTGCAACAATCCCGACCTCTTTAATAGTTGGGGGACACCGAGCTTTCAACATTGCATCCGCAATTACATAGCAAGTATCTGCATGCTCGGCATCTTTATCCGCAGAAGACCAATCCATTTTTAATATTGCAAATGCCGCGAACAGGTCTCTAAGGTCATTATCATTCACTGGGTTTCTCCAGCCGCTGGATCTCCCGGTCTAAGTACCACTTAGCTTTTTTAAGGTCCTCTAGCGTTGCGCTCTTTTTGCCTGCACGACTAACGTACTTCACCACATTACCCAAGTGGTAGTTGAGCTGCTTTGCCTCGATGTAGTCGATGGTCTCAATACCTCCGGTTGTGTAATGCACAGGGTGATTAACTGAATCGTGGGAAGAAGATGATGACAGTTGCTTGGCTGGACGCCCACGGCGCGGCTTTGTCACCACATCGACAAGCTCTTTAACTTCTTGCAAATTCATATCAACTTCATCCACCACCATTTCTAACCGCTCTTCACCAACTTTTTGCCACATTTTTTGACTCTCCTTTTATAAATTTAATTAAAAACTCTAAATCTTTTATACCATCCTCGTTGATAATCAAAGCTGAACCTCCAGCCTTTTGGATATCCGCAAGAGCTTTGTCCTGCAGAGCCGTGGTTTTGTTATCTCCAGCTTTGCACTCAATTGCCAGAAACTTTCCATTCAAACACGCAATGATGTCTGGCACACCGCTGCGCCCATACCCTCCGGTCACGGGCATACAATAGTAGGCACCGTTTGAGATGAGTAAATTTAAAACTTTTTTCTTGACTTTACCTTCCGGTGTCACTGAACGGTTCTTCCTCTCTTTTCGTACATCGCTTCCATTTGCAAGATCTGCACCCAGCAGTGCAAAAACATCACCCAGTTTTCGTTGCAGTCCTCGAGCTCGTTAACTTTTAAGAAATCTTCGTAAGCTGCATGACACTCGGGACCCTCACCAAAATCTAATTTGTATTGATAGCTCATAAAAATGCTTCTCCATGTTGTTCAAGATGTTCAATGATTTGTTTTTTCTTGATTTTCTTTTCCTCCTGCCGGTACCACTGACTCAGTATACGCAGCTCTTCTTCAGTTTTAAAGGGCCACGCCAACCGCACGTTGTCCATCGGCACGTCCTGGCAGTTTTCAATAATCTGAGCCTGCACTTCGGGAGCCACCAACTGATCCACCATCCATTGCGTTACGTCACTCATTGCTTCACCTTATAAGTCATTACCCCACCTATTTTTTGCCGATCCGCAAGTTCACAGAATACAAAGTGTTCTAAGGCTCGTTTTGCGTGCGCCTCACTGATCAGCAGTGTTTTCATAGCTTGTTTAATTGTTACGGGCGTTTTACGCTGCGTAATATACGTCCAAATCTTTTCGTAT